GTACCAGATTCGCCACCGAACTCGGCAGGGATAGCACCTTCAAGGCGTTCTTGGCGTTCCAAACGGTCAAGAGCCACATCAGTCTTATAGCCAGGGTTTGTTTGCAACTGTTGAATGTCGCCACCCTTGACAACACCAAGTTGCCCTGTTTTACCGTCAGCAATTTGGATGATTTCAGGGTTGTCACCCTGTCGTGCCACAAGGTATTCATCAGGGAAAATGCCACGCTCAATAGCAATCTCTGTCAAAGCCTGCAACCTTGCGCGTGTGTAGTACATACCAAGCAAACCGTCGAACTGGCCGTGTGGTTTGTCAAGGGTAATGCGTTGAGGTACAACAACTAACGGCATACCTGTTTTGTTGATGACACGTTCTAGTTCTACTGCTGGCGCACCCATAGAATAAGCACCAGTCATAGGGTCAAGGGTTTTTTCTGCACCCAAAACAACAGTTACAACTTCGTTGTCGCAAACATATTCAAGGATTTTGAACATTGTGTCCCACGATGGGTTGCCCACACGAAGAACACCGTTGATTGCGTCACCATAGTTCTGTGTCAACCAACGATATGTACGGCCATACGTAAAAATACAGTTGTCCGGTACAGGATTGTCAACATCTACAGATGGTGCAGGGAAGGTATCAAGTGGGTTGCGTAACTGCCATTCAGGGATGCGCTTATCAAAGTTAGGTTTGATAAAAACAGGTGAATTGCTGTATGCAAGGAGATGACGCGCACGGCGGCGCATCTTCATATTCATACGGTTCTCATCCCAAATAGCAAGCATCGCCCGTTTACGGTCACGAGCCAACTTCATACTCCGGTCTTGCCCCTCACGCAAAGCAGGGAAATACGGTGACGGCATAGTAGAAGAAACACGCATACTCATCTGGTCTAAACCCTGAACAAGCAAGTTAGCCACAGAAGAACGAGTGTTACGGTCTAATTCGTTTAGGGGAACAATGACATCGCCGTTAGCCAATTGTCGAACTTCACGCATCTGATTAAGAATCGGACCTTGTGCGTCAAGTCGTTCTTTATACAGAGCAACAATTTCTTCAACAGATTTCATTTACAACCTTTAATTGGACTTAGACAACTCAACGATAACACATCCTACTGATTAAGCCACGAAGGTCGCCACTGTCGAGGGGGCAATTTAGCCATAGTCAAATTAGGAATATTCAACACAGCCATCCACAAAGACATCACAATGTCCGTACCGTTCTTCTTATCGGTAGTCCAAGAAGTCAACTCCTGCACAGCAGCCATAGTTTTCCAGGTCACACGGTTACTAGGAAGCCTGATATTACCTGTCCTAAACAACGGAGGAAGCAAAGCCTCCACACCAAGCTTTTCATCCAGTTTGTTACGGCTCGTAGTGTGAGGAAGAATGTTCACCATACTGCGTGAAGCCCATTTACGAACAAAATCGTGCTGTAAAAGGAACCGTTGAGCGGCGTTGATTTCTACAATCCAATGAGAAATGGGGAATCCCATACGGAAAGACCGTTCCTGCCATTCATCCATAATGCCGGTATACACCCCAGTAGATGTGTTGTAGCCCAACAGTTCCTCAGCTGTCAATTTACACCGTTCAATATCAATAACGTGGTACAGGTTCAGTTCAGGTTGGTACAGCATCCACGTCAAAGCCCAAAATTTTGTGGGGGAAGGGTCAATAGAAACAATTGACAACACAGGTGGGGCAAGCCCTACAGGTATCTGGCCGTGGGTACGGTCCTCATCGATACAACCAGGGTACATAACCCCATCATCTCCTTGACCACCATAAACCCAAGTCCTATCAATCAGGTATCCATCTAAATCTAGGTTTTCTTGCTGGTAGACAACCCTGAAAATGTCGGGTTTGCTATGCCGGATAAACGATAGGTCTTTCCACGGAAGCCTTTTAGGGTCAAGTAACGGACCGTCAGGATATGGTGCCGCATCAAAGCGTTTCAACGCTCGTTTCTCCTCATCAGTACCCATATCAAGTTCGTCATAGTACGCCTTGTAAACAATATGTTTGTACTTAAAAGATTTCAATGGTTCTAATGCTTCCATTTGTTCTGGAGAAGTCACATCTGAACCGTCATACGATTCGTCAAGGTCGTCATACGAAATCTTATTTAAACAATGAGCGTATAAATCACCAGCCGACAAACGCTGACCAATCACACACAGCAAACCACCAGGGTCAACACGAGCCTCAGCGACGTTATCCCAACGTTCCAGCAACTTATCCCTAGCCACAGACTCACGAGCGTTATCCGGTGAAGCTACGTCGTCAAACAAACACAAGTCAGCACGATGGCCGATGAACTCAGCCTCAATACCATACGCCCTAACCGTAGGTTCCTTGTTGTCCAAACCGTTACCACCAATTTGTTCCACCACAAACTCGTCTGCCCTCCACAAAGCACCCTTGTCGGTAGGGCGAAAACGGCCATAGTCGATAGACAAACAACCTTCAGCGTTTTGCGCTAAACCTTTCTTCACCAACATAGGGTCAGGTTCTATAGGCATAGGGCGTTCAAGGGTTTCACGGATACGACGCGAATACAACTTAGCCATATTCTGTGAAACAGAACCAATCATAATACGAACATCCCTTTTACGGCAGATAGCCCACACAGCAACATCGTGAAACAACGTGGACTTACCAGCACCAGGAGGAACATTGATAACAACAAATTCCTTTTCCTCAGATTCAAGCCATTCAATAATTTTCAGGGCCGCTTCAACCTGCCACGGTGAAGGGACACGCCCCAAATAATGCTCACGGAAAAACCCAAAATCATCCAACCCTCGAACAGCATCATCATTCAACTGGTCATACGGAATAGCAGACGGTAATTCAATCGCTTCCATAAAAGCGTTGTACCCATCATTCTGGACACCCCCCTCTCTAGCGCGTGATTTCCTGGCACCCATCTCCTGCAAATCGTGTTCAGCTTGTAACGCTTTAGCCTTAGCAAGCCAGCGTGAACCAGTGTTCATATGGATACCAGCAACACTGCAAGCATCCTTGATGGTTTTACCTGATGCTATGGCAGCAAAGAACTTGGCTTTATCTGCCGGTGAAACTGAACGCTTTGTACCCATAAAGGGAATCTACCATTTGACTTTGTTAGCCCAATATGCGGCAGACATTTTACCTTTAGCAATGTTAGAAGCGTGACGTGCTTTAAACGCCTTGTTACGTGCAGACCCATCCGGTGAACCGACAACGCCTTGTTGACCGAAACGAATCAGTTTTACCTTGTCACCATCTTTTGCTAGAACAGCGTGAGATTTAGAAGCGTTAGGGGTTCTCTTTGGTTTGTTGTATCCAGCGAACTTTTCGCCACGATATTCAATAGCCATTACTTCTTCTTTTTAGGAGCCATCTTCATTTTTTTGCCTGACTTCTTAGCAGCCATCTTGGCATCTTTCATACCGGCATCTGTATATGGGAATTTCTTTTTTCCTACGTTTGGCATTATTTCTTCTTCTTTGGTGTCACGCCATATTTTTTGCGAACAGCGTTTGCTGCTCGTAATGCTTCTCTATCTAATTGGTTTTGCGATTTTTTGTTTTTTTGGTCTTTAACAATCGCTTCAGTAAGAAGATTGCTGTATTCACCGGAAATCCCACCACCTGAAACAAAATTAGAAAGATAACTTCTTGATTGAGCATCAATCGCTCGGTCTTCAACACCCCGTTTAGTCATACCAAAACCACTAGCACCAGTCCTGTCGGTACGATTTACTGGTGGGGTTTTTTTTGCTGGTGCTTTCTTAGCAGCAACTTTTTTCGCAGGGGCTTTCTTCGCGGCCATTATTTTAGTTCCTTCAAATATGTAGGTGGACAAAAAAACAATAACACATTCATCTGCTACACTAAAACCACAACACAGCAAGCCCTTACCGTCGGGATGACAGGCAAGGCAACCACGGCTGTATCACTATTGCAAGTGACGGGGCAAAGAACACCAGGGAACTGGGGTAGATGAACCCTGCAACCAAGCTCGATACGAGACATTAGAAAGCCCCTGTTGCGTTAGAGGTTCAAGCAGCGTAATGAACGTCATCTCATTCAACATTCCGGTGTCGGCTAAAAACAAATTGGCTACGGCGACCTTGGTATCATTCTGGTATCTAAACTGTGGGGGGAAGCCAAAGACACCCCTGTTGTTCTGCTCACTAACGTTCGCAGCTAACGCCCCTCACATTCGTTCGGGTTGTTCACTTCTTGACATCAAGACATCACGACATCACAAAGGTTTCTCCGGATAACAAGAAAAAGTCGACCACCAATATTCGCTTCTATGCCTTCTGCTCTGAAACGAGCAGGCCAAACCACCCCCAGTGACCAGCCAACCACCCACAGACACCCAACGCCGCACACCACAAAAGAGTGAAAACCAACGTCAGCAGTAATACATATAAGCCCCCCCCCATAGCCTCGGCAGACCCCCAGTTAGAGTGTGTCAGGTGCGCCTATCATCGAGTGTTATGCCGGCCTTACATACAAGATGTTGTGGTTGTTAGGGTTGCCTAACATACTAGATATGGTGTTAGCCCTGCCTAACAAAACACGGTAGGCCGCACGAACAGACACCGACTATTCCGGCAACAGACACCGACTGTCACGGACAGTCACCGTCTAATCCCCGATAGTAGCCCTCGAACAGTCACCGTATGTTCATAAGTAATCAGGCAAGGCCACCACCTAGACGAGTGGGGTGTCATCGTCGGTGTGTGGGGTGGCATCGTTGGTGGGGGTTCGTGTGGGGTTGTGGGGCGTTCTTGCTGCCGTGGGGGGTGCATCGTCGGTGGGGTGTCTCATCGTCGTTGGTGGTGTCATCGTCGATGGTGGTGGGGTGGTGTCTCGATTCCGGCGGGGTGGGGTTCGTGGGTTCGTAATAGCTTGACAAGTGTTCCACGGTTCGTGTATTTTGTGTAGTGGCGTAATAGGTGCGCCGTGTCCGTGAAAGGGGCAAACAATGGAAAACAAATATCGTGGCGAGTGTGGTGGGTGCCGCCGTTCTGTGGAGGCTCGTGAGGGCATTTACGAGAACGGTTATGTGCTGTGTTCTGAAAAGCCGTGGGATGATAACGACAGTGTCCGTAGGGCGTTCGGTGATTATTTTGATTATGACCCTGAATGTCGTGGTGCGTCTGTGCCTTGTGGCTATCTGTGGGAGCGTTTCATCGCCGTGTACAACTCGCCTGAGGCTTGTGAGGCTCGTGAGGCTAGTGAGGCCCTGAAAGAGGTGGAGCAGAGCGCAAAGCTTGCCGAAATGGTGGGGGGTGGCTTGGCAGAGTTGGCTCGTGACGCTCGTGTGCGTTCGTTGTCTGCCGTCATCGTGAAGATGTGTGGTGAGGGTGTCACGCTTGATGTATTGACGTTGGAGCAAGTGAACATTGTCGCTAGCGAGTTGCGTTCTCGTATCACTACTCGTGAGGCCAAGGAGGCTCGTGAGGCCACTCGTGCGAGGCTTGGATATCTGCCTTGCAAGCGTTGTGGGGGCGATGGTGCTTACTGGAAGATGGCCGCTAACGGTAAATATTTTGATGATGGTTGTTTTCGTTGTTACGGTTCAGGGCGTGAACCTGAACGGCCACGCAAGTAGCCACACGATTCGGGTGGGGGTCGCCCCTTGGAGAGTTCGCCACTCTCCCACCCACTACGCCCCACAAGGGGCGCAAAACAGAAAGGGCTAGAAATGGCTACCGAAACAGAAAAACACTATCGACTATTGGATAGGTCGCTAGAAATATTAGAGGAGGCAACCGGCCGCCCTTGGGAAATTCATTCCACAGGGGGTGGTTGCTCGGCGTTCGTGACTTATGTTCGTGATGGCTTTTATATGGTCACTGATGAGGGGGCTAGCGCGCCTACCCCTGATGAACTCGACAATATTTCGTTGGGGTGGTATCCGAATGATGAACGCCTCGACGGTGACATCATCGACGACATTAGCGACCTCGAAACACTCGCCGTGTGGTTCTCCCATAATCACTATGAGGGGAAATTGTTGTGATAGTAGGACAAGTATCGGGGCAATTCGTAGACCGTGGCATGGTGTGGGTGGTCACCATTGACGGCATAGCAGACACCGTGGTTGCCGTGGCTACCGACAAGGCTACGGCTTTACATTGGGCAGGGGTCAAGGCCGCCGAATACCTGAACGGCGTAGAGGTGCTAGATGAGGGGGGCAACCGTTGGAACGCCTCCACCGTTGCCGAGTATTACGGCTACCACGCTACGAAGCTTGTAATCGACGGTGAAGCCAAGCACCACCACTAGAGGGGCTTGACAAGTGTCGCCAAGTGTGGCACGATTCTATCGGGTGGTTCGTTTCCGGAACGGCACAAGGAGCAAGACCTTGCCACCCACTACCCCACAAGGGGCAAAACAGAAAGGGGCAGCAATGCCAACAGAATCAGAAACGGAATCGGCCTACACCTTATGTGTGCGCCATTATTTTGACAAGGTAAACGGTAATAGCTATTACTCGATGCGTGTCATCGGTAAGGGTCACGATGTCATCGTGCCATTCTCCTACGGCCACGGCGATTTGACGTATCGCTATCACGCTTGTGAGGCCTTGGGCATTGAGGTGCCTAGCGACATTGACGAACGCCGCGAAATGTTTACTATCGAATTAGTGAACGTGCCACGCCGTAAAGACCTACACAATGGGGGCAAGCGATGACCACAGAAACAGTATCGGCAACGGTAGAACGCTCCCACTGTTCGGCCATAAAAACTAAGTGGCTTCCAAACAGTAACCGTATTAGCGTTAGCCGTTTAGATGGTCATTGCCGGATTTATGTCGCTTGGGATGAGAACCTCGACACGGGCGAGAATCACGCCAAAGCTATCCTGGAATTTGTGAACCGTTACAAGTGGTCAGGCGTGTGGGTTATCGGTAGCACCGATGACGGTGCCGTGGCCGTGTGGAAAGGTGACAAGTGATGGGTACGACAGATAACGGCGTGAGATACCTAATCCACAAGATAGGAACGCCGCAATTCCGGAACGACAACGGCAAACTAGCTCCATCGGGCGATTATTGGCACGGCATTATTGGCCGCGGGGGGTATTGGGGCGATAAGGCAGGGGCTACTTGCTACGCCTTGCCACAAGATAAGTACCTGCCCGATGGTGGCGAATGGGTTGCCGTGTTCCTGAATGTTTCCGTGAATGGTGATGTGGGATAATGTCTGCCCACTTTTATTTAGTCAATGACCCCGACGGCAGCCTATTCGACGTTGTCGTCTTATGTTCCGATAGTTGCCATAGATTCTACTGTCAAGATAACGGCCTCACCTATGAGGGGTGGAACGGTTGCCACGACATAGACACGCCTACGCCTTGCGCCGTGTGCGGCGAAACGGTGGAGGGTATCGAATGACTCGCCCACTCTCTCCACGCCACCCAAGTGTCCTGGCTAGTCCTCAGGTGATGACTCCGGAACGGTGGAGGCGTGTTTATCGTTGGCCATTGACCCAACTAATCGGGGGTGGCATTGGGGCTATCTTGGCTCCGTCGGTTCTGCCTCCGATTACGCTTGACGGTTGGCCGTTCCTTATCTTGTGGGCTATTCCTTTTATGGCGATTATGTTGCGCGGCCTGAGACAGTGCTATGCGCTTTATGAGATAGAACTAGAACTAGAAAGGAGGTCACGGTGATACCTTTTGACAATTTTTTAGCGTTGCTATCTGATGACGTGCTTTTAGATGTATGGCGTTCACGCACGGCTATATTGCCAGGCGTACCCGATACCGATATACCGGATTACGCACGGCAATGGCATCGCCATATAAATATGCCTTATGTCGAACGTGTCGAATATTTGCGGCGTGAACTACGGAATCGTAAGCTACTTACATTTTAGCCGTATCGGGTGGGGGTTGCCCCTTGTGAGGTTCGCCACCTTGCCACCCACTATGCCCTATCCAGGGGCAGAACCATAGAAAGGGAAAACTATATGGAATCATTAGACCGTGACGGCGTATCCGTCACAACAGAACAGAACGTGAACACGTATCACGTGACGGTCCGGAGGTATCCGGAATGGGTAGATATCGTGTATAGCGTTCAGGCCGCCGACATTGAGGAGGCCACTGAATTGGCGTTAGATGATGACGGCGTGTTTATTGAGATGCGCGATGGTGAGGATAGCCCTAGTCAGGACATTGAGGTTCGCCACGTCGAATTAGTAGGAGGGGGCGAGTAATGGAGGAGCTTACGGCCGCGGAGGAATTATCGGAGGGTATGTTTACGGTCACATTCGTGGGGGAATACTTTACGATGACGACAGGTATCTATTCCACCTCAGAACAACAAGCGATAGACGATGCTACGACGGCGTTACAGGAACACTACGGGTGGAATGTTGCCGACGTAGCCGATGACATTACGGTGGAGGAGTGGGAATAATGGGCTATAACCCTGAACTAAAAAAGACCCGAACCGTGGGCAATTGGATTCTCGAATGGGAACCTCATCGCCCTAGCACCGTATGGGTGGTATCTAACCACCGTTGCCGGTGGCGACGTTCTCAGTCGGCTATCCAATACGACGACGGTTCGTGGGGTTGGGATTACACCCCTGATAAGGGCGTTCGTAAGGCCGTGGCAACGTTTATGCGTGACATCGTTAGTGGGGTCACGGTATGAACCACCTTTATGAACTAAGAATGTTCCGGAATGGTGACAGTATCGGCACCGTGTTGTTCTCAACCGAACCCGACGGCCACCCTATCCCTGCCTTTGCGTATGAATGGTGCCGCACGTTCCTCCTTGGGGTAGACCACGACAAGGCAGAATTAGCAAGGGTCGAACCGTCACGGATAACCCCTGATGGTATGACACGCCCCACCAGGGCATTGCTGCTAGCTACTTGGCCACCTGAATTGTGACTACCCCTCCTTGGAGGGTTCTAGCAGAAGGCGTGACACGTGATGTCCGGCGATGGTATTCCTTTCGTCGGGCATTGCGTTCTGTCACCCCATACACCCCACCCCTTACCCCTGAACGTTGGGCGATAGTAGAATTATCTGTTGCCACCGGAAATGTGATGCGCTATTGGCGTGGCACGGACCGTGACCATTGGCATCGAGATGCGGCGTACGCCCTAACATTTACTACGGAACGCGTCGCGTTACTTACGGCGCAACAGTTTTTGCTTGACATTTACTACCCACGGTACGCCGCTATACGTGTGATACCGTTGTAGTTGGTAGCCCTATTTCCCGTCGTATCCCCTTCCTACGGTTGAGATAGGGCTACTGTATTGGGCGGCTTACCCAGGTTGGGTGGTGTATCCATCGTTCGTGTGGCGTTTTGCCACCCCATAGGCCGTATCGCCAGCGTTCCCCTTGCTCACAGCTCATTGCGTAATCCAGGCATTGTTGCTGCACCGGACACGAACAACATAATGCTTTGCCGTATAGGTATAGCGTGTCTTCTTTTGTGGCGGCACCGTCGGGTGGAAAAAAGTAGTCGGTTGGTTTGCCTATACATTTTCCTTGGTCTTGCCAGTGTAATGAACTACCCACGTTTGCTTTTGCCTTTTCGTTTTGGTGCTGCTGCTATTGCTTTGGTTGTTTTGTTTTGGTGGCAGATACAGGGGCAGGTGTCGTGTATTTTTTGTGGCCAGTTTGTTAGTGCGCGTGGCACGGTGCCACAGTGCGTACAGAATGGGTCGGCACTGGTGTATGGCCATAGTTCATTGGCCACCCATTATCTCCATAAGGTTTTGACCTATCCATTGTGCTACCGGACTGGCTACTCCGTTGCCGCACATTTTGTATCGGGTGGTGTCGGGGTTTTGTTTGCCGTCTGTACGTGGCAGGGTGTGGTTGTCGGGCCATCCCATTAGGCGTTCACATTCGACTGGTGTAAGCCTGCGTACCTGCATATTGTGTTCTACTCCGTGTTGGGATACTGAATCCAAGGTATACATAGGTGCGCCTGGTTGGCCTACGCCGCTTCCTTGTGGTCCGTTGTGGTCTGCTCTGCCTATGATTGTGCCTTGTATGGCTACTGCTTGTGCGCCGGTTTGGTCAAGTGTGTATGACGGGTCGCCTTCGCTACCGATACCTAATCCGTTTTGTTTCTTTTCCATTTCTCTCCCGTCTTGGATAGGGATAGCTATGCAATCGCCACTGTCTATGCCGATGCGTAACGCTCGATAAATGTCTTCTGTGACGGTCTGGTTGTAACCATCAAATGCAATGATTGGTACGTTGTTGCCACCTGTTCCCATACGGGCCTCCAATGTGTAAACGGGTTCTGTTGTTACACGTACATCATCTACGCGTGTGCCGTCAATAATAAGTATGTGTGGTTCTGCATCACCACGATGCGATTCAGCTCTCAATGTGGGTACTATTCCTTCCCATATGTTGCCTCCGAAACGAACCATAGGTCCTGGGGTGAAAACAAGTACGGTTGCCCTGCTATCTCCGGTGTTGTCAAATGCGTTCAATGTAGGACACACTCCACCTTCAATCCAGGTTTCAAAATCTTGGTCATTTTGCGCTCGGCGGCGTTTGCTGTACCACAAGTTTGTTCTCCATCACGTATTGGTTCCCGACCCCTTTATAGTCTCTGGCTTGGAGTGAACCAACAATGTCTCGCTGTATCACAACGTGGCCGTTGTTTGCATCTTGATTTACAACCGTACCGTGATGATACAAAGATGCTGAAATACAATTAGCTACGGGTTCTCCACTGCCAAGTTCACTACTTGCTCCAACGCTTTCTGTAACCGTGTCGGCAACACCTTGCCCCTTCGGTTTGCCCTTCGAAGAATCCCCTCCGCGGCCTTCGCCGACAACAAGTATTTGCTCTGGACATCTGCTGGCGATTGAAGAATCAAAGCAAGAGATGACGAACACTCGTCTACGCCTTTGGGGGATTCCGAAGTATTGTGCATCCAGCATTGACCACTCCGAGAAACACGCCCCTGCTTCATCCATTTCGTAGAGGACTTCCCCGAAGTCGGCACCATTATTGGAAGATAAGGCTCCTGCGACATTCTCCCAAATAGACCAGGTTGGATACTTTCCATTAGATAACTCTCTCAATTCTTTTATGATTCTGATTCCTTGGTGAAACAGACCTGACCGTTCTCCGGTTAGACCTGCTCGTTTGCCTGCTACTGACAGGTCTTGACAGGGTGAACCCCACGCTACGAGGTCTACGCCGTCACAGTGGTCAAGTATGTATTGACCTGTGAGTGTGGATACGTCATCCCATTTGGGTACTGTCGGCCAATGATGGTTGAGGGTTTGTAGACAGTTTTTGTCTATTTCGCATTGGAATACTGTTGTCATCCCTGCGGCTTCTAGCCCCATATCAAACCCACCGACCCCTGTAAACAGTGAGAGTACACGCATTAGAACGGTTCTTCGTCTTCTAACACTGGCATTGGCTTGCCGATTGTGCCGACCTTAGCCATTGTTTGACCTGTTTGGTCTTTGACCCACGCGTTCCAACGGCACGATGCGCCTACTTCGTCAGCTACTAGCGAGGTGAACTTGCCTTTTGTGCCGTCTTTCTTGGTGTATTCGTCGGTTTCCATACGGCCTACAACAATGATGTTGTCGCCTTTGGTGAGGGTGTTTGCTACGTTTTCTGCGAGGCTTCCGAATACTTTGACTTCGAACCAGGTGGTTTTCTTTTTGTCGTCTTTGCCGGATGTTGTGGCTACTGAGAATTCGAGTACGGCCATTCCTCCGTTGGTGAATCGTAGGTCTGGTTCTTTTCCTAGTTTGCCGTGGATTGTGATGTTGTTACTTGTCATTGGTTTCCCCTTCCGAGGGTGTTAGGTGTTTGGTTTGGTTCGCAGCTTTTTGACAGCGATGCGATGGTGGTGCTTTTAGCGATATGTAGGTGGTTACTGTGATGCCACATCTAGCGCAGTGCCAGTCTTGTCGTAGCGATATGCCCTTCATTGGGTTCAGAGTATACCCTGGGTGTGTCTTAGTCAAGCGCAATTTCGTTTCCATTTTTGTACTAGGGGGTGGCGTGATTGGCAGATGTATCGCTGGATGGATTTACGTGCTTTCAGGCAGCCCCATCCCCACGGACCCACTCTCCAAATTTTAGTACCATCGGGTTCGATGTGGGATTTGAACGCTATTGCATCGGCCACTCTGACTTGTTCACGAGGGGTCATACGTCTAGCAGATGAATGATTTGACCACCTGCGAAAAGTTGAGCGATGAATCCCCAGACCACCTGTGTACGAGCGAGTCGAGTGCTTCCAGTTCGGTTCGTTCGTGCCAGGCAGTCCGGTTTCACAGGTTCCAAGCGCATTGTAGTAAGCGTCTGGTAGTACCCCGTGATATTCCTTGTGGCTGTTGTTGTTTTTAGCGTGTGCTGTTGCTGGTGTTAGTGCCAATGATGCGGCTAATCCAACGGTGAATATGATTTTGTGCATAGTGCCTCCTTGTTGGGTTGGCTTGCGTTCCCATTTCTCTACGCGAAAAAGAGTCTAGCAGTTAGTCGTACAATTCGTTTGTTTGTAGGTCTTGTACGTGATGGGGAAATAGGAGGAATCCCTTTGCTGGATTGTCTGAATCGGGGGCGAAATTTCTTTTTTCTAGTCTGTCGTAGTTGTGTCGAAGAAAGTTCTTCAAGCGTTGAACAGATACGAGTACGAAGGATTCAGGTGCGAACCTGTATGCCCACCATTCTGCCTCTGTGACGTTGATTCCAGAGTCCTTCCAGACCCCACCAGACGGCTTCTGTTGCGTTTCAACAGCCATCCTGCCGTTACGGTACCTATCGGCTTTGACTTCCACTGTGGCTCTGTTCAGAGCGTTGAAGAAATCAATCAGTTGGGCTTCCCCTTCGTGGCCGTAGCTCAGGTCGGTTTGGAAATCAAACTTGGGGTTGTATCCACCTATCTCCATCATCGCTCCTTGTAGTAGGGATTGTCTTTGTTGTGTACCAATGTGGCGTACCCTGCCATCAGGTAGGGCTGCCAGTTGGTTCTGATGTGGGCGAACCAGGCTTGCCTGTCTTGTTCGGTCATATCTTTCCACATTGCAAAGGTGGTGCCGACTTCCGGTTGACTACCTATCGCCACTAGGTCTGCCCAACTTGTTTCGCAACTCGTAGTTCTCGGTGATGGCGTGTTGAAGATTGTTGCCAAGCTCCATCAATCGACGTTCTGCTATCTCTAAATCTGATTTCAACCTGTTGATTTTTCCTTGGTAGCCACAGATACAGCGCAGTGGCAACATTGGTACATCTTTCATTTGATTTTTTCTCCTATCAAAACGCCACATAAAAATACGGCACTCAACATAATAATTTGAACAATGAAATCACCCACGGCGTTGCATCCCCACAAACTTGGTTAGCAAACGACACACATCACACGTTCTGAAATAATCGTGGTCGTGTTTCTGGGCATAAACAGAAAGCTCTTTCGCCATCTCCTGCCACCTGTCACGCTCATCCATCAAATCAAGATAACGCCGGAACTGCTCATCAGATTTCCGTTTCAACCGATTCAACTCCTCAGTTGTCCGTTCCAAACTAATCTGCAAATCGTTAGACCTGTAATCGTCGCTCATTATGCTGCCCTTTCTTCATCGAAACATCCCTGGTAAAACGCATTACCAAAAATTTCTACGGGGTGATACCCGAATTTGATACACCAAAAGTCAGCCCAGTAAATGTCAATACCTTTTTCAAGCCACCCTTGCCATTTGCTTTGGTGAACCTCATACAGTTGGTTGGTAGCGATGAGCTTGTCAATCAAAGGTTGAGGGTCTAGCCGTATCTTTTTAGAGTCTGATAGAGGTCGATACTTCGCCCTCATATCTCGTGCCGCGTTACGACATACATCGCATCGGCATTTCATTTTACGGTACATATCGATGCCGTGTTCAGTTGGTATTATTCTCGGTGCCATTTAGTTCCCCTTGGATTTTTAGATATTGGTCAATGATATTTCGTTCACGTTTTGACGGAGGACCAACCCTGTCAGAATGGGTGCAGTAGATACGGTTCATCAAACATTCAAACAATGTTTTAGATAGTTCTTTCATATGAGCCATTGTCGGCCATAAACATTCGTCACAGAAACAAGATGATGGGTGTTCCATTAGTAACCTGCCTGCTTCAATAGTTTCGCCATATCTTCAAACCTCATAACGGCGTACTGCTCGCTACCTGTGCCGTGGCCTTGGCGTTTCACAACAAGAACCCCATAGTCGGCATTGGCGTTGACGCGTTCTGTTTCTGTTTCTTGTAGCCAAGCTGACAGTTCAAACCGTTTAGCGGCTTTACATTCAAACACTAACGGTCCACATCCTGTTACGTCACCTTTGTCAAGGTTGCCGTGTAACGCTCGCCTCTCGGCGTATGGGAATCCTACGGTTTGTAGGTATCGAACAATGAGGGTTTCAAATGATGTTCCTCGTTGTTTACCAGGCGACATTGTTGGCGGCCTTTCTGATTAGTTCGCGCACGACAGCAGACCGTGAAAGATTTTTGTCCTCTGCCAGTTTCGTGAGTTCTTCTAGTTGTGTTGGTGACAACCGGACACCCAAGAAGAATGTTCCTGGTGTGTTACTGGTTGTGTCTATGGTTCTTTTCGCAGGCATCAGTCCTCCTCTGGCTTTGATGCAATAGCTTCTTTAAAAGCGACGCGCAGTGCGGCAAGGTCGGATTGTTTGCCGAACCCGAACTTTACTTTGGCTACTTTGTAGACAGTCACAGGTGAGATGCCTTCTTTGTTGCAAGCTTTGTTGAACGCTTCTACTTGGTCTGCTGTGAGTGGACCGTCAGCGTCATCTTCTTCTGTTGGCTCTGGCTTGGGTGCTGGTGCGCTGGCTGGTTTTGGTTTCGCCATTTGACCTGTTTGTTTCTGTGGTGCTGGTTTGCCACCAAGGTCTTCCCATTCCTGCTTAGTCCACAGCGACAAGGCGATACCGAAACGCATCGAGGCGTTACGAAGGAAGTCACCAACAAGTTCTTTGTCGAGTTCCATCTTGTCTGCTTTGACTGAGCCGACACCGAGCATTTCTTTGCCGTGGATAGTAAGCCATCCCCACATTGTTGCGATGCCGTTCTCGACGTGGATAGCAGGGCGGCCATTGTTCCAGCCGCAAGGTTCCCACGACCAGTAAGGGTCCACTTCAATGAGGATACGAGTGATGTCTGCGTGTCCTACGAAGTCAAGTTGGATTCCACCTTTGGGCAGTTTGCCAACAATCTTTGGGTCCGGTACAGCAAAGTCTGTCATCACTTTGCGTAATTCTTTTTCTTTGTTTTGTGTTTCCACTGGTATTACCTTTCTCGGTGTGTTGTATTTGAGATTTTGGATGCTTGTTATTTTGTTGATGTCTGATGTGTATTCCATTGTCATTCTCCTTTTAGACGCAATGTTCTGCTTGATGAAGCCTTAACGTACTGTGCGTATGTGTCAGGGTTTTCTGCTTGGAAGCGTTTGGAATCAAACCAGTCACGCTTGTATCCCTTCCAGGTAGCTACGACAGCACCATTGATGGTGGCTGTTTCGTTAGGCCCGATGAGGTCGCACAGTTCTGCTTTCAACTGGTCTTCTAACGCTTTGTATGATGCCAGTTCTGATTTGACGTGCTTCAATCGAACAATCAAATCGGCTGCTGTTTCAGGTATTTCAATCGCTGACGATTCTGTCTGTTGGTAGCGAGTTGTGATTGTTTCGTAACTGTAAACAACTCCTTCTGGGTCCATACCTAGTTCAATGGCGTTCAACCATTTCGCTGATGCCTCAATATGTTCAGCCATTTCATCATCAGTCAGGCTTTGTTCGATGAGTGTGAGGCGTAGTGTGTTGTCAAACACGGCCCACGTGACTCGTTCTGCACCGGAACAGATAGCTTGTTGTAATCCTTGGACACGCCAATAGTCAGGAAGTGTGCCTGAGAATTCACGGCTTGTTGTTTTCACTTCAAGAACGTGTTTGGTTTCTTCATTCCAACCGTCAAGTGTTGAGATGAGATGGCAACCATTGTCGTCGTCATAGCAAAACAGTTCGTCTGGTGTTTCAAACTTCACACCGAGTCTGTCGCCTGCCCATTGGATGATGGTGTCTTCAAGACGGTTGCCTGTTTCCATTGCAGCGTTCGGCTGGATAGGAGTTGGTGCTACACCAGACAGTAGTTCTGCGGCGTACTGGTCTTGTTTTACAAACGGATGGACTCCGTAGATTGCTCCTGCTGCTGAGGCCGAGATTCGACGGTTGCCTTTCTCATCCATATATCTTTGGTTGAGCCAAGCTTGTGAGCCGTGTGGTTCTTTTGGTATTCGGTAACGCTGGTATCCCATTGCGTTTCCCCTTTCTTGTTGTTTAACTATTGGTCAGAGTACACGCAAGGTGTGTCGTTGTCAACTGTTTAGCAAGATTATTTTACGCATCATTCCGACAGGTATATAAAACAGGTTTATGCCGTCACCTTCGTGGAAGGTTTGGAGCAGAGTGATGTGGTCTTTCTTCGCTCCGGCATCGCCTGTGGGTACTAGGAACCCTACTGATTGGACAAGTGTTTCGCCGTCATCATCTACGTCGTCAAGGGTTAGCCAACCTGGGTCACCCCCACAAGCGTCAGCCCAGTAGACAAGAGCTACTGGGTATGGGGGTGGTTCAAGTTCAGTTGTCTGTTCGTTCGTCAAGGGGTTCTCCTTCTACGCGACAATCGTGGCACCATTTGCCTTGGCTGATAGGCCATACTTCCCCACAGTTAGGACAGGTATACAGGTTTTTGATTGCGACCATAGCCTGATATTACTAGGCGGCTGTGGCTGTGTTGTGCTGTTCTAATAGGGCATCTATCTTGCCTACAAGGTTTAACAGTTGTTCTTCTTCGATGCCTCGAACTACTACTTTTGAAAGGAAATTACGGATGAGAAGCAGGTCTGTGAGTGTCATAGGACTTGTCACATTATCATCGTGGAAGTGTTATATGTTCCTCTACAAGAGTTAAACGTGATTCAATTCTGTTGACCGAATCACGTAGGGATGAACCACCGTTGGGAAGCATTTGTTGTTCTACGAATGTCATTGTTTTTTCTAGGCGTTGCGCCCATTTGAACACCGGAAGTATGAGACTTCGGTAGATGATTCCGAGCGCACCGATGGTTGCGCCAACCGTGATAATCCATTGGGCAACAGTCATTGACTTTTCCTGTTACTAATCTTGACAGCTTCAATCCACATAGACAACAAGATTGCTATACAACTAGCACCGATAAAACCGAACAAGGCAAGAGCAAACATCACTGCACGTTTCATTCAGGCTTAGGTAAGGCTCGCCAGGCAGCTTCGAACTTGGCGGCATCCTTGGCCATAGCAGGAGAAATTTCTATGTGCAACCAATTAGGTGACCCTTGATACGAACCAGCATTATCATCCTTAGTGAAAATTTTGACCCCTGATTTCCCTGGACCACGACTACACCTGTATCCGGCACCATAGTCACCAAAGGCGTACCAATGGATTTCTTCAATTTCTAGTTCCTCAGAATACTTCAGCAACCAATCCCACATTTCACGAGCAACTTTTTCGTCAGAATATTGGCAGTCTAAGGCCGCCCCAGTCGCGTGAACCGATAGGTACTTTTCCATACCAGGGTCACCAATTTTCTTACCAGCAGTCTTATCATTTTTCATCAATCTCAGGGAGTAGATGCCAATGTTCTTGGTTTTCCATCTGCGCTTACACAAATCAGCAAGCTTTTCAGTACCAGGCTGTGCCTTCTTGCCATCAAAACTTGGGTAGTAACTGTATTTTCTTGGCATATTTTTTCCTGTTGATGACACCAATAGTCAAAGCAGATGGTAGAGTGCTGTTGCCTTTAGCAAGGTCGTTACCCCTTTCTCCCTTGCTAGAGGCACTGTCATATCTACTCGTCTACTCCAACTCCTAATGCGATAGCGATAATGTTGATAAGCAAAGCAGCAACGCTGATAAACATTGCTTTACTGAGGGCATCACCAGACAGCGTGATAAGGACTAGCCCTGTTCCGGCAGCCCATAAAAGCAATGACGTGATAGCACCAAAGTATTTTTGCATAGGGGTTACTTTATCATTTCCGTCTGGAGGCTACGGCTGCTACGGCTGTCATTCCTGCTATGGCAATCAAGGCTCGGCGTTGGGATACAGGGATGGTTGACCCGACAGGGATGTAGGTATCTACGGCTCCACCGAAGATGTTGATTTCTTCTTCGAAGGCTTCTCTGACTTCTTGGGGTGCTTCTTGTACTGCTTCTACCAGTGCTTCAATCTGGGCATCAGATAGGTCATCTACGTTCAATGCTTCGAACACTTGGGTTGCTTCTTCTGGGGTGATGGTGGCCAACACTTCAGGGCTGGTTGCCAACTCAACAGCCTGCTCCTCAGTAATGACAGGGGGTATCTCTACAGGAATTGTTGTGGTTGTTGTAGGGTTTTCTGTTGTTGTAGTAACCGGAATAGTAGTGGAGGTAGACGATGTGGTGGTTGAAGTTGAAGTTGACGTGGTGGGTTGAACGACAGTTGTGGTGGTGGCAGTTGAAGTCATGGTGGTCGGCGCAACAGTTGTGGAAGTTGTGCTTGTGGTTGTCGGGGCTATCGTTGTTGTGGTTGTTGTCGTTGTGGTGGATGTTGTCGTAGATGTGGATGTGGTGGTTGTTGTTGACGTTGTTGACGTGGATGTTGTGGTTGTCGATTCTTCTGTGGTAGTTGTCTGCATAGAGCCGACACCGTTGAAACCCAGTTCGTACTGTAAATTCCAGCCTCCAGCTGTGCGCCACGCGTTAGGGTCGCCACAGCAGATACCAGCCCTTAGTCGATAACGACCAGCCGGAACAGATATAGAGATGTAGGACTGTAGGCCATACGAGTCATCATTCGCTGCGAGTTGTACGCCTTGTTCGTTGTATAGCCACAGCATCGGGTCAGATGGGTAGCCTTCAACCATATAGGTTTGCGCTACGAATTGTGTTGGTTCTGAATAGTCAAACCAAATGTCTGTTGGTTCTGTGATGATTGGGTTCTGCGCTTGAACAGAACTTGACCATAGAAACAACGATATGAACGCCGTGACAACGGCGTATCTACTAGCCCTTCTTACCGAAGGCGGCTGCAACTTCTTCTTTCGTAAGAGTGCCATCTTCTGACCAGGCACGAAGCAACGCTTCGGTTACTTTTCCTGCGGCCATAAAGCCTGCGATGGCTGCTGATTTCCAAAGTTCTACGCCGAAGATTGCGCCACCTGCTACGGCTGCTAATGCTGATGAGCCGAAGACTGCGATGATTCTTCCGATGAGGGTTTGAATTTTTATCATTAGTTTTCCTTAGTCGTGTTTGATGATGTAGTTTACTACAAGGTGTGGCTGGTAGTAGTCGGTTCCTGAGCCAACTGTGCCTGTGGTACCTGAAACACTGTGGGTGTGGGCGATGTCGTGAGCAGCAATGCTGATTCCTGTAACAGCCGAGTTGACCACATTGGCTTCATCACCAGCATTTGCGCCGTAGCCAGGTTCAGGTGAACCCATTGCCGACCCACCAGTTCCAACGTCAAAAGTGTCAATAGTGTGGCTATGCCCAGGGTCAGTAATGCTATGGCTCGGTGAAGCATTAGCCGACATAGCCCCAGTAGTAGCACTAAACGTATGGCTATGGGAAGGAAGATTACCTTCAGCAATAGTGAGCGAACCACCAGTACCAAGCAAAGTCAACGTGGCATTGTCACCAATAGGGAAACGACCACGCATATCAGGAGTAGTAGCACCAACCAAAGCAGCCAAAGATGTATAGCCAGTAGTGCTAGTGCCGTTACAAAGCAACCAACCAGTCGGGGCAGTAACGCCAGCATAGGCAGCGATAGTTCCTACAGGAACAAGAGCGTTAGCTACAGCCGAAGCCAACTTAGCAAGGGTCACATTAGCGTCAGCAATTTCAGATGTTCCTACAGCACCAGCCAAAATCTTGGCTGCCGTAACAGCATCATCAGCAATACCGGCAGTAGCAACCTGACCCCATTTGAAACCATTAGTCGAAGAAGAATCAGCCTGCAAAACGTGAGTGTTCGTA